TTTTGCCTTTTAATTTTTTTATTTTTGCCAAATTAACTTACTTGCGATCTTAACGAATCATAACGGTATTCGTCTCGCCTTCCTCTTCCCTCTGCTCTATTTTTTAACCTGGCCATCTCTAAGTTAAATCTAGTTTCGTATAATTGTATTAAATCTGGCTCACCCTTCATAAAAGTGTAAGCCTCCACTAAACATCCGTATAACAAACCATTTCTAGCATTTTGTGAAATCCAAGTCCCTGTTGTATCAGTCACCAAACTATTAGGCTTGTGTAAATAGTGTAATTCTACTGAATAATCTTGATCAGGCACTGGAGCTAATATGATAGTAGTACCGTTGTTTGATCCTGTAGATAGTTCTTTGTCAAAATCACCGTAATAAAGAGGCAATCCACGCAGATTAGTATCTGTAGGATCCACATTGTATTCCTGCATAAAGCTTGGATGTTTTTTATCTAAATATGTGTAATCACCGTTGCTGATAACAGCTAATGAAAAACTCATAATAAAATCTGTAGGGCAGGTAAGAAATCTGTTACCTGCAGTCATGTTTCCTTGTACGTTCTTTCTAAAAAAATCAAATTGGACGAGTTCAAATATTCTCTCTTCTGCGGTTTTAATAATATCGTCAAGAGTACTTACAAAAGTGGTTTCTGTATTCTCGGTATAGTTTTGTATTAAAGTTTTTAATTCAGCTAACGTCATATCAAGGTGTGTTTGCAGTTCCACCCATACCAGAGTGATTTGTACAGTAATAATATAATGTTGGCGCTCCAGAAGCTACCGTTATTTGTGTGTAAGCTCCAGAGCTCCCTGGCGTACCATTTGTTGTAACGCCTGTTGTGTATTCTGTTCCTCCTGCGTGCGTACCGTTTGCCGTAGTAGAAAACCTAAGTGGATGGGTGCTATTAGAACTGTCTGATTGATCAAATTTGTAAGTGCTGCCTTCGGATAAATTTATTGTCGGACTAACCGAGCCATCTAGGTAAAATTTATTGCCATATCCGTAAGAATTAGTGCCAGAAGCAACAGTTACGGTATAAGTTGTAACTGAACTTGTTGTAACAGAAACAGTTCCTAAAGATAACGTTCCAGCTTGACCGCTTAATGTTTCATTTACAGTCGTCCCTGTAACAGATACAGATCCTAAGGCGCTCGTTCCTGATACACCATCTGGAGTGGCTCTGTTAGCTGGCACGTTTTCTGTTGTAGTTACGCTACCCACAGACGCTGTACTAGAGACTCCTTGAAAGTTTGATCCTAGGATATTTTCATCAAGATAGTTTGTAGCTGTACTGTTTTTATAGCTTACGACTATAAATCCTTCGCCCCCTTCAACATCATTATTAGGTCTTGGTTTGTATAAAGATTCAGGATCTGATTTTGCTCTAATAGGTTCTAGTTGTGGATGTTTGCTTTCGTAACAAGAAGGGCAAGTTTTTGCACCGTTCCATTCTTCCTTGAGTTCGTTTAGTTTGTATTCAAAACCGCATCGATCACATAAAGCCCTAGCAAACTTACCAGTTGCATAAGCCATTACATTACCCTAATGTCAGGTCTAATTCTAAATGACGCTCTATCTTCGTCTTGATCAGCCGCTCTCCTAAACTCTTCTTCGTACAAAGCTTTTAATTGTGCGGTTTTTTCAGGCGCTCTTTTGAGCGAAAGGTAGTAAGCAAGACCTGCAGTAAAACAAGGATAAAATCTAAAAGGCATATCCATTGTGTCGATAGCTTTATCTGCATCATCCATTCTTACCATTTTATTAAAAACAAGTA